CTAATCAACGCCCACGTATTTCTTTGGCGGTGTAGCCGTTGTTCCGTTTCCTTGTTTTGTTTGATGTCCTTGCTCAACATCTCTAATGAGTTGTTCATTTCGTTCAAGGATTGCTTCTGCTTCGTCAAGTCGTTTTGTGCCTTGGATAAGGCTTTCGCTTGCTCGTTGTTGATATTCTTGAGCTCGGACAATTCGATCGCCTGCTTCCCTATTAAGCTGTGTACTTCGCTCAACGGAATCCGTGACATCCTTATTAATGTTAAGGCTTTCTCGTTGTTGGCCTTTAGCTCGTTCCAAGTGCTCAACGGTACTTGAATTGTCGCTTGATCCGCCGTAGATAATCCAGCAGCACAAGCAGGCAACGCCTGCCATGATAAGGTAAGTAACCCAAGAATAGCGATCAATGTAACTTTTAAATCTCTCATACATCACGCAACCTCGTAATCAGTAATGCCACGTGCAATAGCTCTAACAATCTTATCTAGGTCATTATTTAAAAGTTGTAGGTCTTCATTATTATCGATGAAGGCCATTTCAACAAGAACTGCGACCGCATCAGTGGCTCCTAACACGTATAGGCCACCTGGAGGTGGTGGCTTAACACCTCTATCTGTTGTATTAACGCTCCTAATGATCTGGCTTTGAATGTAATTTGCCAATCTTTGGCCATTAAAAGATTTGTAGTAAGTTTCCGTTCCTACAGCCAATTTTGATTTCGATGCGTTGCAATGCAGGGAAACAAACACATCTGCTCCCCATTCGTTCGACTCATCGCACACCATTACTAAATTGTCATCTTGCATAATGCGAACCTCGCACCCTGCATTGGTTAAATAATCCACTAACATCTCGCCAGCTTCTCTAACAACATCACACTCCTGTGTTCCGTAAGTAGGGTTTACCGCCCCGCTATCTACCCTAGGGTCGTGCCCTGGGTTAATAAAAACCTTCATCGTTTATCCTCCTTTTCTAATGAATCAGGGACTCCGTCCCCATCTTTGTCCACCCATAGCGCCAAGAATCCTACGAGGGCTGTTAACACGCTAGGGATGAATATGTGGTCGATAATACTAATGCCCACCGAGATGAGCTTTCCCATGTCATCCGATACATGCCCTTTAGTGAATGCAAGCACATATTCCACGACTACCAGCATTATTGGCACTAGCATAACTAGCACTAGTAGCCGTGTTGCCAACACCCCCGTAGGGTGGATGTTGGCAATTCTGACATTTTGAAATACATCCTTAGCTTTATTAATTAACTCTTGTTTTGTCATAAATTCTCCAATCTCATATGTTGGCCACGTTAATTTAAAGCCATTCTTAGGACATTTTGAAATACATCCTTAGCTTTATTAATCATTGCAATCTCGTTTAACTCTATTGTCGCATCCTCGCTCTCTTAATTCGTCGATCCTGTAATGCGCCGATTTCACGGATGCCTTTAACGTTGCTTGTTCCTTTGTCAGATACACCATCTGCTCCTGTGTTTCCTTGATTGTTTCCTTTAGGTCTCTTGTGCTCTCAGTTAGATGTTGCATGGCCTGTGTATTCATCTTGACTGTATTCTCTGCGGTTGCTCCCTGAATTTCAAGCCTTTTTTGCAACTCGTCCTGTTTGAGCAAAAAATCGTTTTTGACTTTCTGTAATTCCATTTCTCGCTCGGTTGATACCTTTGAATCGTAGAGCCACACGACCATCTTAGCGATAGCAAATACACCGCTAATGAGCGTGACCAATTCTAGTGTAGTGTAATTCATTGCTTTTCCTTTCTTACAATGTCTCTAAGGGGTGAGCCCTTAGCCACTCATCTAACATGTCGCATGATACGACGTGGTATTTATTGTCGCTCGCACTCCATTTATAGATGATTGTTCTCGTCCTTGCCAAATCAGCCTCAAGTTTAGCCCATTCAGAGCCTAATTTCTTCGAGTTGGCTTTATCCTCTGCGTTGAAACTGATATTTGAGACATTAATTTTATTGCTAAAGCTCGAAGCCCATGTGAATACTAGGTATTTCGGATTTGTTTTAAACGGGGTTGCAGCCAATTTTCCGTTGTAAGCAAGCGCGTAATTCCCTACATTACTTACCTTGAGAACTTTAATATTTCCATTGTAAGTAATATTCGCATTTGTTGCGGCATTAATCCCACAAGCTTGGGTATATCTTCCTGGGTATAATTCTTTTGCTTTATTAGCAATCAATTTATTTAGCGTGTTATAACTTAGCGTGAAATCCAGTATTCCATAATCATTGTTGTCAACAATCGTCTTCCAATAGAAGGCATACTCCGTATTCCTCGACGGTTCGTCCGTGACAACTATATTTTTTTGTTTATCCTCCTTTATCGCCTCTAAATATAATACGACCTTCGGCGTCAATTCCGCTCCGTAATAATCACAAATTTGGTAGGCGAACTCGTTTGGATTGTAGATGTTAGCGCTACTTTTTAAAATCTCTGATTTTACTACGCCGTTTTGAATGTAATCAATTTTAACATTCATATATGTTGGAGGGGAAACTGTTACATAATAATCATTTCGTTTAACTACGTCTTCCCACGATATAGGAGCGATAATATACGGTGTTGACTGATTGAGTAGTATAACTCTACTTGCATAGGCTTTGAACTGTTCCAAATTCTGTTCGCCCGTTCCGCCCAAGAACGGGATGTGATTACCTATTAAGACTTTAACGACCTCTTGTGCAAATGAACCACTAACCGTATTTTCACTAGGTGTCGGCGATGGCCCTCCGCCACCGCCTTTTAATCCTTCTGCAATTCCGTTAAGTGCTTGCACAACCTTATCAAAATCTGCTTTATCAGCTTTGTCAGCCTTTAAGCCCTTCACATCCGTTCTAATTTTCCCCACCAAGTTTTCAATCGATTCAATTATATTCATTTTTCTTCCTTAGCTATTTAACTCTTTTTCATAGATACTAACGAAGTCTACGTCGTTAAGCCCTAATGAATCAAGTACATTTTGTTGTTGTTGTTCAGTTAGATGCTGTACTTCATCGAATCTTAGTCGATTGTTAATTGATGTAGCAATTGCAGAGGCACCTGACTTATCGCTTTCGATATAATCGGAAATTTCTTTGAGTGTATCATAAGCTGTAGGTGCGCCACCCACTACTTTGGCTATTTCGGCATTAATTGTTGGCGCCATCAATGTCGGAATCTGATTCTTTAATGAATCTACGGACTCGTTCACTTTACGTGCAATTGTCCCCTCATCGACTGTAGGTGCAGGCGCACTTTCTAAGGCCAATATACGCCCTTTAATACGATTAACATCTCTTGCAATTATCTTCAATACTAAAATAACTCTTTCAGTAAACTTCATCTTAATTTCCCCTTTCTAATAGGTAGATTAATACTAAATCTACATCATCTGTAGGATTTTGATAACATTCTTCCCCCTTATTTGACGGCGATGTACTACCCTCGTTTTTTTTGAGAGAAGAATCATCACGGATTCGCACGACATCCATCAAAGTGTCATCATCATGTACTTTAATCAGCATTTAATCTCCCCCTATCTGATACGCTAGCTTTGACAAGAATGTAACCTTTTAAAAGTTTTGACTTTGGCTTGCCATCTTCATATCTGAATACGTCATATACGTAACGCCCTGGAGTGATGTTGCCTCCCAACGTTAACTTAAAAGTGCTTTTGACATCTATATCTGTATTCTCTAGTTGAATAACCTCGAATTTAGCTACAATATTATCATCGGTGGCACTTGATCTCACCACCGCAAATATATCGCTAGCGCTAACTTCCTTGCTGTACTCAAGTATAATCATATGGGGAACGCCACTTTCCATCACGAAATTATGCGTTTGAATTTCCATTCGGCTTTCCTTCTTCTTGGTTAGTCTCATTATTCACATCATCCAAGGCATCTAGGATAATGTTTTGGACGCAATCTTCTACAGGGCAACGGCCACTCTCTAATAACACTGAACCGCACCATTCACAATATTTCTCATGCATAGCCCATTCCTCCTATTTTAACTCACGAATTTTCTTAACCAAATCAATATCCACTGCTTTGAAAGCCTTCACCAAATCATCAGTAGGCAAGCCTTTTAATTGACGTACTGCAAATGCATCCTTGATGCGGTCACGTTCCGCCTCGGCTTCCTTCTTTAATACTTCGATTTTGTCCTTCTTGGTTGGCTCAACGACTTCCATCTCTGGTTCTGTGAATGCGCCATTAGTGTAGACCTTTCCGTTAATGAATTGGTCTTGCATATCTTGGCCACCAACTAGGTAAGAACTTTCAGGATATTCTTTCTTAGCTAATTCAAGACATTCTTCTTCGGTCTCTGCATGTACACCGATTAATAGGGATGTGATTCTCATCCCCTTTTGGTCTAAAATAAATACGTACTTATTTTCCATTTCTTTATTCTCCTTTCAACGAGGTAATTCCAAATGAAATTAATTCAAAAGATAAAGGGCGCAACTAAGCGCCCTTATGTTGTTTATTCGGTCGTAGGATATTTCTCTTCCTACGATGAAGCGGTTGATGCACTCAACCAAAACCGTCAATCTCTAACACTACAGCAAGTCTACGATATGTGGCTGCCATCACATGCTAAGAGTGTTAGCACTAACACCTTAAATAACTACGGTTCAGCATTTGCGCACCTGGTTAGCATTCATAATGTATCAATGAGTGATATCACTTACTTACAACTACAATCCATAATTGACCACATGCTTAGTACTGGACTTTCTTACAGTTCTTGCAAGAAGGCCCGCACATTGATTAGCCAATTATTCGACTACGCCATCATCAATGGGTGGTGCAGCACTAACTATGCCAAGTTTTTGAACCTTGGACATAACAAACCAGTGCGACCTCATAAGCCATTCACCACCCAATCCATCAACCGCTTATGGCGGTTAGAATCACCACTTCATGATATCCCCTTGGTTTTGCTTTACACTGGCATGCGTGCCTCCGAACTCATCAACCTAAAGGCTCGTGACGTCAATCGCAAGCAACGCACGCTTCGCATTACATCGGCTAAAACTAAATCAGGCATCCGAACAATTCCCATTCACGATCGAATATGGCCTATCATCGAGCGTAGGCTTGATGCGTTCTATATCATTCAGGAATGCCGTACCTATTCATCTCTAAGTAGAGAATTTGACAAAGCAATGAAAGCCATTAATGCTAAACATACCACCCATGACTGCCGTCATACCTTCGCTACACGCCTTGATAATGAAGGTGCCAACTACAATGCCAAGCGATTGCTGCTTGGCCATGCTAGTGGCAACGTTACCGATGGAGTTTATACACATAAGTCCCTGGGGCAATTACGTAAGGCAATACGTCTTCTTAAATGACCAAGGGGGAACTAATACTGTAATTACTGAACAACGGAGTTCAATTACATTGCCTATCCAATCAAAAGTGTTAGCTGTGAATGCTACAGTCAAAGTAGATAGAAATAATCCTCAAGGGATTAATGGTGTATCGATTTATACAGATATTCACGAAAATAGGAATATTTATATCACAGCTGACGTAGACGACGGTGATGAGGTTAACAAAAATATAAAAGTGTGGTGGATAGCTATTGGAGTAGCTAAATAACCAAGGGGGAATTAAAGCCCAATTACATGTTTACAACGAAACGATTGTGTTCCCAATTGCGTTTAAGAAAGTGGTTAATGTAAGCGTTACTCCTGTTGGTAGAAGTGGCACTAACCCATATAAGAGTTTTGTTCGTGTAAACGAGTTAAGCGCACAAAATTTTATGGCAAATAGCGACGATTTTACTATTTCAAAACTTTATTGGATTGCGTATGGAATTTAAACTCCTATTGCTAGCCAGGTTGTGTGATAGCCTCTATTATCGTGGGAATAAAGTTTAAAATTTCGAATGGTTACTTCTTTGTAACTAGGCGCATTTACACCCAAGCCTTTAGTTGCTTGGATACCTAAGACTTTCTGCTTGAATGCAATAGGGAATGTTATTAAAACGTCATTCCCTTCAACCTGTTTTCCCCCTTGGGGTTACACACCGATGGCAATGTAATAGTGTTGATAATATTTGAATGTAATTTTTGTATTTGTTAAGGTTATTTCATCGTCAAAGTTATGCCCACTATATTCGGGAGTATAATTATCTAATGTACCCACTGCAGTTAATACTCTTTTAAACGAAATAGGAAAGTTTGCTGATGCTGGTAAAGCTTCTCTTCTGTTTATAGTTGCTTTTCCCCCTTGGTGATTAAATCCCAAAAGCGATCCAACATCCGTTATTTCTAGATTTAGGATAGTTAGTATTATTACTACCGCTTACAATTTTAAACGTGCTTGTCGTGATTGCCTTTGGTCTAATCGTCATCTCATGCCATGAATTTGGCTCATCTAGCATCATAGGAATCACTACCAATACTTTGGAAAAGCGAATAGGAAATGATATAGATGCAATTTCGGAGGTAAATTTTCCCCCTTGGATAATCAAGCCCCCAAAAGCCTCCCCGAAGCATATGTACCAGGCATTTTCATTAGAGAAATCAAATCTAACTCCTTTGGATTTTAGCAAGCTCGTTACATCCACGTTTACCTCTCCAATAAGCGCCTTTACAACCGATAATGTAGGCGCCAACAAGGTATTAGAGTCGGATTTATTGTTAGTGATTAGTTTAACCAATTCAGTAACATCACCTTTAGTTACATTAATTCCCTCGTTATGTTTAGCAATACCTGTGATGACGTTATCCCAATCAGCATGATATTGCCAACTAGACCAGGCGTTGTAGAACACACGAGTTGCTTGTTTAATTGCTTTACCTTGACCATGCGAGTAAAAGGTTTGAGTTATGACGTTACCATCTGTTTTCGTAACGTGAATCTGCCCGTATGGGTAGATTTTACTAGAGCTTGGTGCGTTCGACCATCCTAGCACTCCAGCATTACATTCGTAGATGCCAGGCTTGGTAAGGTCGTTCCAATTACGAATGTTGCTTGGAATGGTGGCACCACCTGCGTACTTCTCCAATCCGTGAGCATTAGCATCTGCCTTGTGTGTATTAATTAGAGTTTCCACATCAGCCCTAGAAACTGATACTCCTAAATCGATTTGTGCTGCTACATTCGTGGAATCGCCAACTGCTATTGCGACCTGCAAGGATTGCATCGGAATTGGACTATTTTTATCTGGAATATATGATGTTAATCCGCTAGCATTGGAATATGCAATTAGCTTTTCTTGCCCGTTTTGTCCATTTTTTGCATACACACCAACTTCCCGCCAATAAAAACCAGTATTTACTGTTTTGTTATCAAATTCAAATTTAAATACTCTTGTTCCATTTTCTCCATTTGACATGTTTGTAAGACTTACATTCAATTTTGGGCTAACAATATTTGTCATTCCTTCAATGGATGCTGTCAAATTCCCATCGCCTAATATAGCTTTGGTGATAATTAATTGATCACTTTCTCTACCACTTGTAGAGCGTATAATCATTTGGTTGCCCTGCTGAGTGAGTCGCAACCCTGGAAACTGTGCCATGATTACCTCCTTAAATAATAATTGTATTTTCTGTAATCGCTAATGCATTTATCGTTTTTATTTCCATCGGAATTACTTCATTTCTAAGTGATGAGTCAAACCCAATGTAGGTGCTTTCCGAAATGCAAGGAAATATACCTATTTGAATATCATGTGCTACGCTTGATACTTCAATTGTTCTATGCCCAATATGTGCTGGTTTGTATGTGTCAATTGCTTCTTTCATTCTAGCTAAGTCAAAGCACATTCCCTTATTAAATTCCAGGTCCATTGCATATTGGTGGTTGAATAAAGATATTCTCGCTGACTCATCTGATATATATTGATTTGCAATATATTCAAGAAATTCTTTTGTGCTTGTAGAATTGTGATTCAACCGTTCTATGATTCTTGCTCGTCTCACGTCAATTCCATCTGCAGATGTATCTATGCCTACGAATGTATCCCACAGTTTAATTCCATCTGTCGCATTCTGTATATTAAGTTGACTTAATAATTTTAATAACTGTACTCTAATACGTTCATGCTCCCTACTGTCCGCATCATTTGTTGTTTTGAACAATTCATCTTTTGCAATAAAAAACGGTAGATACTCAAGTATATCTACCGTTTTCCAACGAATAAAATCATCCATTGATTGTCACCTCATTAACTCGTGGGAGTTGATCGTCTGTGATGTTTATATTTGTTGTTCCACCATTCACTTGTAAGTCAGAATAATCAATAATTCCTGTATCTACATTTGCTAAGAGTGCTTTACCAATATTCGCATAGGATATGTAGTTCATACTAAATGTTTGGCGTTTAAACTCTTCATTTAGTATCCGCTTGACCGCTTCATGATTAGCAGTTCCTTTGGTTACTCTAAATGATATATTTACATTCATAATAGTTGGCGTTGTCACTGTTACCGTTGCCCCAATTGGCGCTTCTTTTTCAATGACTGCTTTCACTCGATCCAATAACGATGTATTAGCAGATTCGTTATTCACATCCACTAATAGTACTTTCACCGTACCAGCACCATTCCATAGCGGTAAGACTTTTACTTGACCTACACCATTTACGGATTGTGCCCACTGCATATAATGATAAGCATTGCCGCTAGTGGCTGGTTGTCGTACTTTGAATAGTAAGCGTTGTAATAAATCCTTATCGTTTTCTTCATCAAATCCATCATAGCTTGCTTCTTCATTTGTTACTGATTTTAATCCATCTACGGCTGTAACAATCTCTGTAATTGTATTGGCGTTCACATTACTATCTTTCCCAATGTCTTCAGACTCTGCTTTCACCGTTACATCGCCTGTATTCCCAATTGTTACCGATTCGATAGTTTTAAATAATTTGCCTTCCACTGTGGCGACTGTTACACCAATAGGTAATATTGTTCCTTCAATGCCTGTTAGTTTTAGCACTGCTTTTGACTTTGTGGCTTTCTTCCGAATAACTCCATGTGCTTCTGCATGCATGGTTAGATACTGCCCCCACGATGTCTGTGGAAATGCTGCATCCAGTATTAATTGCATTTCTGCGTAACTCTTTTCAAACTCTACAGCATTGGCACTTAATGTATCAAATGCGAATGTTCCCTCATGCGTTGACATGCCATTTGTATCAATTGTTTTAAAATCTTGAAGTAATCTTTTTAATACATCTTGTCTAGTTTGTATTTCAAACATTATACCTCCACTCCAATCGTTGTATGACCATATACGGTTTGTAATGCTATTTGTAACACTACTTGCTTATGTTCTTGTATGAAATCCACTTCTTCTACTTCGATAATATAAGGATTTACTAATAGTGCTTCCTTCACATATTCGAATAGGTCAAAGTGGCTGATAGAATCATTCGTAACCTTCCCTATGAATCGTTCTAATTCAATTCCATAGTCATCAAAGTACGCCCTAAATCGATAGCGCTCTACTCTTAGTGTTTTCCACACCCATATTTCAATCGCCTTATTCGCTGTTACAATTTTGGGCTGTTTATCTTTTCCATAGATGAAATTATCTCTAGTGAAATCCCAAGCATATTCCTTGCATAACGGTAAGTTTCGTAGAATATCTGCCGTGGCAATGGTGCCACCTTTAATAAATGGATTAGCCATTGCCATCTAACCTCCTGCACTTACCATATACAAAGTATTGCTCTGCTGTAGAGTTGTCATCTCCTACAATGGGAATCAACATAACCTTATCCCCTACATGCCATGTATCAGTCATAATTCGTGTTTTCGTATAATCATTATGAATATCATGCGTGTGGCTTTGGTATTCAGCAGCACCTACTCCACCTGCACGTGGTTGTGTTTCGCTAATGATATGCCCCTTGGATTCTCTATAATGACCTTGCAACCAATATTCATCAACCCATAAGAACGACTTATTCAATTCCATTCCATTATACGCAACAACTAAGTTAGGTGGTGGTGATACAATGGTTCCTATTCCTGGCATTGCTTGTCGACCTGCTGCGCCACCAATATTGTGCATCAAGTCTATCACCCCTAAATATGGATCATTGTTTTTACTTGCCATTTGTATCTCTACCTCCTTTCTCTTCCAGATATTCCAAAGTTAAATCCATTGTATGTACATTTCCTTGGAATCTATGTGTGTCACTTTTAATATAGAATTTTCCTTGTAATTGCTCTTCCTCAACCATGATTGAATAACCTGAAATACACTGAATATTTCCCAATGCTGATATGCTGGAATCATTCTTTACTCCCTTTGGTTTTGCCTTGGCCATAGAAATATTACTAACTGTATTTCCTTTTGGTTTTGGTTGTTGCTTATATATGTCCTGGAAAATTCCATATTTTTTAATGGATTCCGCGTCACTTTCTGTGAATATTACATTTCCAGATTCATTGACGGTTTTTACACGATTCACAATATCTTCAATTGATTCTGAATGTGATGAGTTTATGACATTGTACGAATCACTGGCAATGAAACCATCTATCAATGTTCCTTTTTCTACTAAATGTATGCCATCTAGTAAGTGCACTGCCATAAATTCTTTCTTTGTATCCGCCTTGATATTGTCATATAAAATTTTCATGACTTCGGTGCAGCTTTTGCCATCTGCCACAAAATTAACGACTGTGCCTATATTGGGTAATTCTGTAAATGGAATCTCTACTTCTGCAGATAATCTTCTAAATGCATCGATTGCCTTTACCTGGTTGAATACTAAATATACCTTTGATTTTGCTAAGTAAATCATAGGATCGTATGCAGTTATTGCCATAGTAAATGCATTAGTATCACGTTTTCTAAAGAATACTCTACCTTCAAATATTTTATGCTCATCGACCGTGATTGAAACCTTATCTCCTAATTCTATTTGATGATTGTAGAAACTCAAATCTTTAGGATTATATGCATAGGTCAATTCAACTTTTCGTGCCGCTTCCTCTTGACTTCCTGACCAGGTGAAAGACTCTACTAAATGTGTCATATCATGCCTGTGGCCATCATATGTAACGTGCACAATTAAGGTATTCATAATGGTATTACCTTTCCTTTAATTGTTGCGCTTCTTTTACTAACTTTTATGGCGGCATTGATTGGATTTACTCCACTTTTTACCATGGCTTTATAGGCTTTAATAGCTTTCTGCCCTTGTTCTGCAATTGGCATCACTTTTGATACCATTTTGTTTGCTGTATCAAGTAGGTGATTTCCTTCATAAGCAACCACGTCTTTTTCTTCTGGCGCTTCTGCGATGCGACTGTACAAGCCTGTTGTGTCATTCTTTATTTCAGATGTAGGCCTTACGTATCTGTATTCTTTCAAGGAAATACTATAGTACACATCACTTGTTCCATCATGTTCATCATAATTAAATGATTCTATTGTACACGGCATTGAAATAGCCGTGTTAGAGATAACTATCTTACACGGCTTTTTCATAGTTGCAAATCGTTTAATTTTCCTCACTAAATTGTAAGGCATCGTATCATTTGTTTCTGACCATTCGTACTTTTGTGCAGGAAAAAAACCATCAAATGAAATAACCTCAAGGCCTCTATTACCTATCATATTGATTTCACCAATAGCATTGATTTCTATTGTACTATTCTTGTATGTAATGCCTGCTTTAAATGATTCTGGGGTCACTGGCATGACTACCTTTTCTCCTGCACATGACAGAGTGAATGTACAACCTTGTGGGAGTTCTTTACCACCAAAAAAGGATAGGACTGTATCATAAAATGACATTACACGGCTCCTTCCATTTTATTAATCGACCGAATCGACATTTCATAATGAATGTGCTCCATAATTTCTTTTGCCAACTCTTCTACACTTTTACCATCATTACGTACATTTAGATTTTGGATGGTGAGTTGTAATCCACCTCCACCGTTTCCACTTCGTTTCCCTTGATCGTAAGCACTGCGTAATGATTGCTCGTGTGGAATCACTTGCGAACCACTAGGTAAATTGATAATCTCAGCTCCACGGTCATGTACCATAGCAGGACCGCCGCCCCAATTATCTGTACCACTGTAAAGTAGCGGAATATTCAGTGGTCCAAATGATTTTCCACCAATTCCAGGAACCCAATCTGGTGTTGTAAATGAAATGCCGTTTATAGATGAAATTAAACTATTGATAGAACCTCTAATTCCTTCAATCACTCCATCTAAAATACCTTTGATTCCTGTAATATTTCCTGAAAATACTCCTACAACTCCGCTCCATGCTAATGCCCAATTACCAGTAAATACTCCTGTAATAAAGTCGATGATTCCACTCAATATTTGTGAAATCCCGTCTATAATGCCTGTAATGGCAACCACTAACCCTGTAAGTATACCTTCAATCGCTGATACGGCAATAGTAAAGCCTATTACTAAGTGGCCAATGGCAACGGCTAATGGACCGCCAATAATTACGGCAGCAATGGCACCTACCGTATACATGATGAAATCTAACACGGGGGACAATACTTTTCCAATTCTTTGTAAAGATGCCATAAGTCGGTCTATGCCTCTCCCAAATGTTTCAGCAAGTTTCGTAACGAATGGTTGTAAGTGTGTCCATATTTTAGCCACCACATCGCCTACATATCTAGCTAACCCCATGAATCCTCTACCAAATGATTCCAACACGGGGCGTACAGTATCCCAATTTTTCCAAATGGCAATCCCAATCAATGCAATGGCTCCCACTGCCAACCCTACAGGTCCTGTGAATGCCATTGGTAACATTCTAGCAATCCATGGTATTACTCTTCCCGCAACACTACCTAATAGGTTGTAAGCCTTAGTTATACCGTGAATGGATACCTCTAACAATTTGTTTTGAATTGGAGAACCTGCCAATACTTTGCCAATATCTCCATACACACGCATTAGACTTCCTACACCGCTTACTACTGGTCCCAATATTTTTGTAAGCGCCGTAAATCCTGCAACGCTTAGTCCAATATTGATAATCATATCTTTTACCGTTGGGTTCAAATTTTTAAACCATGTAGCTAATTCGCCTAAAGTATTTGCTACACTTTTTATCTTAGGCTGTAGTACCTCAGCAAATGCGATTCCTAATGCTTCTACCTTGCTAGCTAAGTCCTTAAATGTGCCTAACAGAGTTTGCTTCATTAAATCAGCTTGCTTTTTAGATGAACCGCTTGCTTCATCCATCGCTTGTCGCAATTCATTGTAATCTTCCGTACTAGTGTTTAGTACCGCTAATAATGCAGATGCTGATTCTGTACCAGCAATATCTCCAGCTAGTTTAAATTTCTCTGCCTCGGTCAATCCTTGCATTTTTGAACGCAATTGATCATACACATTCCCTAATCCAACGAATTTACCAGTACTGTCAACGGCGCTAACTCCTAACTTGGCAAGCGCTTCACTTGCCTCTTTAGGTGGGTCTACTAATCTGCTTAACATCATCCGTAAGGAACGACCACTCGTACTCGCTTCTATATTATTATTCGACATAATGGCCATCGATGTGGCTAACTCTTCTACTTGAATGCCTAGTGCAGCAGCTGGAGCACCTGCATATTGCATCGCTACTCCGAAATCTGCCATGCCAAGTTTCGACTTGTTCGCCGCCATTTGGATTACATCAGCCATACGTTGTGAGTTTTCCGCTACATTTCCAGTCATAAGGCCCCATGTATTTAAGGCGCCTGCTACAACATTTGATGTGGTTTCTAGCGATTCTCCTGAAGCTACAGATGCCTCTACGATAGATGGTAATGTGCCCATAATTTGATTGGCGTTCATACCACTTGCGGCTAATCCGTCCATCGCAACAGCTGCCTCTGTGGCACTAATTGGAAAGTCAGCACCTAAGCCTTTGGCAACTTCACGCAATCGTTCTACTTCCTCTGCGGTAGCACCTGCCTTCGCTCCTGCTGAGGTAACAGCACTATCAAAGCCTACAAAGGCATGTACTGCAGCCGCTCCAGCGCCAACAATAGCAGCACTTACAGGCATTAGTTTGTCCCCAATGCCTGAAATACCTTCACCGACTTTTTGTACGTGTCTACCTGCTCCATTAGCAGCTACTGCTGTATCTTGCATACGGGCATTAATACCTGAAAGCACGGATGTTACACCGTCTTGCAGGCGCATGACTAAATCTATTACTTTACTCATTTTGTTTCCGTGCCTCCTCGTATAATCGGATTTCTTCATCAACAAAGGCACGAAGAATTGTTTTTTCCCCATGCCCCATTTTAAATACATCCGACGGTTTCATATGATGATTGGCAAATAAATAAAATGCCAAGTTCATATCACCATCGGATGTTATTCGTTTTTTGCTTCTTCAACAATATCCTTGACCGCTTCATCACTGTAGCCAGATAACTCAAATACTTTTGTTGCCAATAAGTCAATCTCGCCTGGCTTGAATAACTTTTTGATGCAGTCCAACTTATTGGTAACTCCAAATTTTTGGTGTAAATCACGGTCACTTAAATCTGGTGTCAAAATCGTTTTAGATAATACGATACATGTAAACTCTCCATTATCTACCACTTGATGTTTTCCCTTGCCACTAGTTGCAAAATTGCGTGCTTCCTCAATTTGTTGGAATGGTAATTCTTTTAATTCTACTACAAATGGTTCACCCAATAATTGTGTTAAACGTGGTACCTCTAATTCTGCCCTAGATTCTGTTGTGATGATCCCAATATCTGCAGATAATAATTTTTCTAATAAGCTCATTTTTATTCTCCTAACGCCATATCAATAATATCAAAATCAGTGAATGTGAAATCTACTGACTCCTCAATAATGCTTCCTACTTTCCAGTTCGCCAAAGTGAGTGAATCAAATGTCACATCATAGATGCTAATCGTTTCTACACCTACCGCATCAGGGTCATCCAATTGTGCCACTACATGACATACTGTTGCACGCCCCTTCTTGATGTTATCAGCACACTTTTTAATTAATAAAGAGGATACTTTGTTCATGGTAATGTTGCCAGTCCCTTCGTAACCTACATATTTGTACTGTTTTGACATCGTTTTTGCCTTTTTTACCTCTTCTTTTGTCAATTTGGTAACAGCTTTAAAGGCTGTGACTTCTGCGACAAGGTCTCCATCAATCCATACTTGACCGTGTGACCCTGTCATGACCTCTTGTGGTGCAAAATTCTTCATAGTCCCTCCTTATTAAATAGAAATAGGCAATTGAATATCTTCCATTGCATCTAATGGTCGTACTTTTGCTTTTAAGAATACAATTTTTTTCGTATCCAAGCGTTTGACTTCTTCATCTGACATCTTAGCCAATTCTTCTTTCGTATACAATCCATGGGATAATTGATAGGTCCGAACCGCTTCCGTATCAATTTCACAGGTGCTGTATCCTTTTTGAAGCAATCGTTCATTTTCTAATTGCTTAAAGTATCCCATAATTGCAGAAATCAATAAGCATTTATTCTCGTAGTCATTAGTGTATTTACCAATATAAGAGTCCTCAGCAGTCTTTTTGATGTCATCGTACATCATGTCCATGATGTCGACGATCTTCATTGTTTGGAATCCTTCTAATTTTCCTTGGCTTGTTGTTACTAAGGAGTTAACCGCACGACTCATTTTGAACTTTTCACCATCAAACCAAATAAAGAATTTACCTTCATTGACCATTTGATTCATTTCGTCTTGTGTGTAACGATCACAATCAATCACTTCATTTAATGGTGCATAGGTTGCAGATTGTGTCATATTGGTTCCAGCAATTAAACCCGCAATGCGTGCCGTATATTCTGCTGGCTTATACTCTCTGTCAGCTGTAACAACTTTTGTATTAGCAAAATTTACGACCCCTTCAAAGTCTCCAGGATAATTAGGTAACACTACTTTAACCTTTTTAAATTTGTTTTCTCGTGCCGTTTTTACCCATGTTCCTAGGTATTCCAATTGAGCCGTTTCGATTGTAGGAATTGCCAAATAATCGAATCGTTCCGTAAGCATTGCTTTCAATGGGTCTTGGAATTTATCTGCACCACCACCTTGTACAGTTTCCATCATATATACAACAATCTTTAACGGTGGCTTATTGTATCCTTTCAATGCTTTCAAAATGTAATCTTTGTTTTTTTCACTCAATTCAGCAGGAATATCATCTACCGTATATACGATAAATGGATTTTTCAATGCTTCATGTTGCTCTGTTTTCTGCCCTAACTTAGTAATAGATACTTTTGTATCTTCAAGAATTAAGCCAACAATGCCACGTTGTGATCGTTGGATTGCTTCAATCCCCGCTTCTACAAATTTAACTACTACACTAGGCATTCCTAATTTTGCCATTTTCTTCCCTCCTCGGTTTCTACTTCATATCGTACTTGAACGGTATCCATTGATTCTCCATTCTCTGCTTTTTCTTCAAGAACTCCAGTTGTATCCATATAGGTGATTTCAATTGTGAATTGCATGATATCCTCATCTTCACCAATTCTATCTCCGTGAATATCTGTGACATCGAAATGCCTATCCTCTACATGTATTCCTCGTTGGAATAATAGTAAGAATCTGTCAGTCATCTCCATGTAGTGTTCTTCGTTTTTGTTTTCTTCATCAGGAAAGTACGTGCATATGATCGATAGGTTTCTTTTAATATAAAATTTATTCTGTAATTGTGAATGCATGAGCGATTTTATAAAAAAGCATGGCTTTTCAAAATCTTCTCGTACTTCATCGGAATACACATTATTATCAAACTCATCCTCTATCATAATCGCTATACTTTTCCACAATTTGATTTGTGATACTCGTTTAGCCATTATAACTTTCCTTTCAACTGCTTAAATAAATTGTCAGCTATGTTTTCTGTAAAACTATCTTGCCTTTTATCTACAGTATTTTTAAAGAAATAGGTGCCTTGCTTATACCCTAATACCTTCCCCGATGGGTGGCGCATGACATGTCCACGTTCTACCAAGTGATAGTGCGGTGATGTATTGCGTATGGTTGCTTCTTGCGTGGTATCCGTGGATCCTTTCATGCTCACCTTCCAGCTTTTAGAAATTTTCTTTTTCTTACCACGCCCAACTGGTGATGCATCTACTAAATCCTTACGCATCGCATTCGCTTCTTTTCGCAAGGCTTTCTTCGATTCCTCTGGATATTCCTTGATGAAAGAATCCATTTTAGAAATAAACTCTTCTATCTTCATTTTTTCTTACCTGCTGTATGAATACTGCACATCAACTCCAGTTTTACATGACCCATATATGGATCAACAACTGTATTGATTTTGTACGTTGTATCTTGGTACTTAATCAACATACCTGCCGTAATCCCTTTACGATATCGTATTGTGATTTTATGAACTTCTTCCAGCTTTTCTTTGTATACTTCCATGTATTGACGGCCTCGCATAGGCTCAATTCTTGCCCATATACGATTAGGGATGGCTTTTACCAAGACTTGCTTAGTAATGCCATCCTTTTTTTCATCTTTATACTGGTATACATCTACTTGCTTATTTAATCGTCCAATTCCATCCATATTAAGCATGAGTATTCACCTCATCTATCTGCTTCTTACTATCTTCTATTTCCTTAGCCGTCAAATAGGCTTGTGAAAGTGCGATATGTTGAATGATAGGTGTTAATGTGTATGGTAAATCATGTACGAAGGTTTTTGTAGAGTTAATATCTCGGTTTTCGTACCAGTGAGCCACCATATATGTGATGGCTCTATCGTACAATGGATCGTTCTTATATGGTTTTCCTGTCATTTGTTCAATGTAAATTGTCGCTGCTATAATTGATTCTTCTAGATATTGGTCATCATCTGTGATGTCTTCATCAATTCGCAAGAACAACTTTAAATCCTCAAGAATAACCATCTAAAGACCTAGCCTTTCTTAGCTAACTTAACCAAAGAATGATACTGAACTGGTTTACCATCGCAAATCATAGTAGATTTACGTACGATATCATCTGTTTCATTATCCTCATATGTTTTAATACCTACTTGATAGTTAGTATTCAATACATAGTCTTCAAAACGGAACATGAACGCTACGATATCTCCAGCTTGTGCTACATCAAAGTTTTTCAAGTACGGTACTAGTAATACAGTACGTCCCAAGATAGTACGTTCTACCTTGCCACCGATGCCAAAGTTAGTACGTGCAATCGGTTGACCTGTTGTATCTACCATAGCAGCAATTTCCATGAATGTTTTCTTGGACATTACCCAAATAGTCCCTTGCTCGTATTCTACAGGTAATTCCGCTTCAGCTTTTACCAATGTATTATAATCAAAAGATTTCACATCGATTTTTACGCCTTCAGTAGCTTCTTTTAAAATGCCTGTAGGTTGACCTGTACCAGTACCATTAATGATAGCCGTTTCAATAGCTTTCACTATTGCTTTTGCAATGTTCGCCGTTAACATGGATTCAAATGCAGATAATGCCATTACAGATGTTTCTAAGGATACGGAAACACGGCATTGTAATTTGAAATGACTGAATGTTACGTTACCTACTGGTGCTTGTTTTTGGCGGTCAGAACCTTGACCTTCGTTCACCCAGGTTGCTACTGGCACTACATTAGATGTAGGAATTGCTAAACCAGATTTAAAAGATGTATTCGTTACCAATGGTAATACCATGCCTACACTTTCCATCTTTTCAATGATTTTATTCATTGTTGTTGGTGGAATCACGGCACCAATATCTGTTGTTAATGTATTTTGATTGGCACGGTACTCTTGTGGAATTGGTGTGCCTTTCACCACATAGTTCATGAATGCATTGCGATACTCTACAGAATCATAAATGTCTCCCGCTTCACGTTCTTCTTGTTTTGGTTTTTCTACATCTTTTGTTCCTTGTGGTACTTTTTCCAAAATTTCCATACGGCGGCGAATTTCCGCTTCTTCTTGCTCCAATTCCCCTAATTCTTTTTCTAATGCATCGAGATCTAAATTGCGTTGCTCTGTATCTTCTAATAATGCACGAATTTCTTTTTTACGTTTTAAAATAGCTTCTAATCCCATAGTGCTTCCTTTCTACATTGTTCTTAACTTCAATAATAATCGTTTCCGCTGTTCCTTTTCATGTGCCCAATCGTGACCATCTCGATCTCGAGATGCAACAGTAGTTCCCTCATAGGCTGGATTATCTACAATAGATACATCATATACACTATCTACTTTCTCTATGTATCGTATATATATTTTATTTTCCCTATCTACTGTTTCTGATTCCTTGGCCACATGGAATGCAAATGACATCTTCGACAAATCTCCACGCTTGATGAGTTCGTACACATCATTGCCATTTGACGTATTTGCCATATCAGCCTCTACTTTCAAACCTCTACTGTCCGTAGTCAATCGCAAGGTACCACTTTGTGTTCTTGCCATCATCATCCCACCATGATTGTAATTCAATACACAGTGTGTAAAGTCAGTGTTATCAAAGGCTCCACGTTTAATGACTTCCTTGTATGTATATCCCGTGTAGTCTGATACATACAGAATAGCTTCTTCATCAAACACAGCAGCATATCCCTCAATCGTTCTAGTTTGAGGTTCCTCCGTCGCTTCCAGTGGCATCGCTCGTATCTCCATCGTGCGGTACTCTTTCCCCTTTTCCATTCCCTTCACCCCCTTTCATTGCCTCTAATTGGTACTGTGTTAAATCTGAGTATTTGGTAAAGTTTAAGCTAACCAACCTATCATCTCCACCCTCAACTCCTTCATAACCAAAGATTTCACGGATTTCATTGACTGTAATTGCACCTGTAGGTAACAAGGTTTCACATACTTTAATACGGCTTGCTACGCTCATGTATGAAAGGCGATTGCTTTCCATGATGATTTCATTGCCATGACCTTTTTCACGGCTCGTAAATAGCTTTTCTGTAAATTCCTGTGTCAGCTTAATCGCAATTGGCTCTAATACGGATTCATAGAATGCGATATATTCGTCTTCCGTATAATTCCCAGTGATTATCTTTTCATTCAATCCAAAATGCTTATATACTGTATCTCTTGCGAAGTCCATTTGCCCCTTATTAAAGGTGCTAATAGTTGTTGTTAGCTGTTGAAAGCTCGCCTTGTTGTCTAATGTGGCAATACCTGAACCGTTCTTGCTACTAGCATAGGTTTCCGTGAACCGTTTCCATGCTTTTTCTTGATCATCTTCACGCAACGTGCCTTCAAAGTTTATAATTCCTCGAAGGGCACTGCCATTTTTTACAGAATTGATGATAGATGACTTGACCGCATGGAGCATATCTAAGTCTTCCTTGATAGCTTTGGAATTGTCTTCACCAAATAATTGGTGTGTAGAGAAATGTCGCTTGATGTGGATGACCGCATCATATCGTACAGTAATATTCTTTCCGTTTAGGAATTGGAATTTCACATACAAATCATCGTTGTTATCTGTTTTTATCTCTACGCTTCCGTAGTCAATAGGATACAGTCCTAATACCATGCCATTTACATCACGTTGAATATAAATGAAGGCATTATTGTAGTTGTAGTACTGCGCCACAACCTTTTCTAAAAACTCTGTAGCAGTCATCATTGGATTTGGTCTCGTAGATAACAAATAATTTAATGCTGCATTCCCCTCTATCGTTCCATTCACAGTTTTCCGTACATGCTTTAGTTTCATTTTTCCTAAATGTCTTGCGATTGAGTCTGTGCAGTCTCTAAACGTCGCATCATCATATGGCACACCATGAAACGGTGTAAATACGTTCGTATAGCCATCCAAAAACTCTGCATTCTGTAGACTTCTTGGCTCATCTGTAAAATATCCAAATATTTTATTGAATAATCCTCTAAAATTCACTGTTTCACCTCCTTTATATGATATTGTGATAATCCTCTTGGCAACGTTCATATTGCACGTAGGCATCTAACAGCGATGCGAAACCATCTATGCGTTTCTTTGCATGAATTGATTTGACTGGTTGTATATTCCCATTACGGTCTACATCTATCTCTACATTAGCCATACACCATTTCAGAACGGGGTTATTACCGTAGTTAATACGTTTACCCTCTAACTCCGCTCCAAGGGCCTTCATGGGTCCACTAAGTGTTTTTTTACCCTGTATAACCGCTTCCATAACAGAACGCCCAAACTCGTTTTTCATATCTTCTACGAAATATGCTGCGCTCCATCCGTCATAGCCACATTTATACAAGTAAATATCATCTTCCTGTTGTAGTTCCGTGAACCACTCTACAATTAATCGGTAATCGATTCTATTACCTGGTGACTTACGAATAAATCCACGTTTATACCAAACATCGTATGGCACCTTATCTTCTGCTACTCTCTTATCGAATACCTCTTCTGGAATCCAATACATCTGCTTGACGTATTTCACATGGTCATTAGGCACCATGAATAACATAGTAGCACAAGTAAGGTCAGTGGTAGCTGATAGGTCAATACCACCAATTCCGTACCGTGGTTTTAGTACGGATATATCAAATTCGTTGGTATTGTTAAGTTGTTCAAACGTAAGAAATGCTTCGCTTGACGTTTCTCTTACGTTGAAATCTTTGGTCAGTAGATTTGTAACGTAGATAGGATTGTTCTGTGCCGTCTTAACCTTATCTGCCAATTGTTCAATCTTTTTAATTGTTCCTAGTCCAGGGTTCGCCTTTTGCCAACAACTTGGATCAGTCCATTCTTTCCGCTGGTCTAACTCATATACGATTGGTAAGATTCTTTCATTTTGGTATCCCTCTGGATCGTCATAACCGTCGACCACTTGGCATGCCTCGTCATACTTAATATCGTAGATATTTTCTCGCACAGTGCCTGCTGTGGATGTAATGACCGTCAATGGCTGTTCACGTGCGCTCATGCCATCCACGATAACGTCATATAAGTTCTTATCTGTGATGGCGTGTAACTCATCGATTAGTGCCCCGTGTACGTTTAATCCATCCAGGCTGTTCGATTCCGATGAAAGTGGAATAAATTTCCCTTCATTTGTGCCACTAATAATTTTGTTCACACGAATGCTACATACACGGCTTAATGACTTTGACTTCTTAATCATATTGGATGATTCTTCCCATATGATTTTTGCCTGGTCACGTTTCGTTGCTGCACTGTAGATTTCTGCACCCATTTCACCATCAGCTATCAGCAAATATAAGCCAATAGCAGCAGATAATGTGGACTTACCGTTTTTGCGTGCCACAATTAAAATAAGCTCCGTGTATTCACGAAGCTTTGTATCTTTATCTATGAATCCGAATAATGCACTAACCAATGCTTTTTGCCACAATTCTAATATTACTGGCTTACCCGACCATTTCCCCTTGGAGTGCTTACAAAACATTTCTATAAAATCTACTGCAAGCGCTGCACGATCTTTATCATAAATATATTGCCCTGGATTCTCCAGCTTTTCGACTAAATGCTTATACACCCGTCTCACTCGATCCGATGTAACTACCTCACCATCTACTATAGCGTTGTAGTATTCTCTAATAGGGTTCATCGATTGCTCACCCGCTTCATCAAGAACTCTTTAAATTCATCATCTTCATCAACTGGCGTAGTACGTGGCAATTCAGCAAGTAGAATCTTCACAACGGCTGTATAGTTCTTCATCAACTGATTATACGCCTTGGATTCTGTGCTTTCTTTTTTGCCATATTGGTTATTTCCATTTTGATATTCTTCAACAAATCCGACTTTTTCAAGGGCCATTTGGAGCTCATCCAGTTGAAATTCCATGTGTACAGCCTGTTCGATTGCTTTCTTAATCAACTTTTTCTTTTCTGTTGATATTTCCTTGAAAATCTTGTTATATTCAGTGATTCTCTTCTTTTTTGCCTTAGCTTTGTCATCATTTGTCAACCGTCTAAACCTCCTTTCTCCCTATTGTTAACTACACCCCTCACGTGCGAGACCTGTATATTCTACGAATCTGCGCCCCCGGTGTGCAGTTTTTGATTATTTAGGCTGCTTTATGGGGGGGTGTTCTCATCAGTGTTATCAATATCATGTATCAAAATTACATCGCCATTCTCATCAAATGAAACCTCACGCTTGCGTGCTCGTAGTAACCTAGCTCCACTAGTCAGTGCTTGGTGCTTGCTGTAGGTCTCCATCTCATGATGGATAGCATTGTGGCATTCGATGCATAAGAACATAAGGTTATCCCAACCATACGCAAGGTTATCATCTTTTATCGTCACGGCATCCATTGGCTTTTTATGGTGCACTACCCACCGTTGCCGTGAACCATCTTGCTTGGTTCCTATTTTCAATCCACCACATCTTTCACATATATGTAGCTTTGATTGTGCATAGGCTTTTGCACATCGTCTCCAACGCCTGGAGTTATAGAAGTTTTTAAAAACACCTTCACTCATTTTTATAAGCATACCCCTTTTTTGAAAGACTGCTCTTATTTCAATATGTCGCTCGGTCCTTGTTTATATCGCCCCGAGCGCTTCACTATGTTTGTGTTCTTCTTGTTGATCAATGACGATGCAGGCGCATATGACTTGCACATACCATCTACGTGTATTGCTTTAGCCTTGCACCAACCTCTAACATTGTTTAAACATTGTTTTTTACTACAGTGCACATCTGTCATATGCTCACCTCTTTCCATGCAATAGAAAAGGACGCCCATTTCTAAGCGTCCTTGTTCCTTATTCCGTTTCCAATATCCGTTGTGCTCGTTCTTTATCTTTCTTTACGATTTGCACAAACTCTTTAATTAGTTCCCATTCATCTTCATGGGCTCGTACTTGCCGTTGCTTCCGTTCTTCAGAGAATCCTTTTCTCCATCCAACTTTGCGACCTGCGCCTTCACGAACACCACCCCAACCATTATTCTTTTCAGTCATTGCTTGTATTTCTCCTGTTACAACTACCACTATACAACAATGTTTTTAACGTTTCATGTCATATAGTTTTTTTGCCATTAGTGCTAAATACAGCACTCCACAAACTGTTGCTATCCAACCAAGCCACCCTTGGTTTTCATAGTCTCGTAATACTAAGCTAATACTGATACATAGGGAAAACACAATTTCAAATTTTGTCATACCTTGTACATATGGTATACTATGGTGGAAAGAGTAGGGGAGCAAGCTCCCCTCGCCGTTACTTCATTTTCTTTTTAATCCATCTTATAAATGCACTCGTTACTGTGATGATGGTTATTAAATCAGTTATGAAGCTAACGGCTTCTTTTATTTCTTGGTAGATTTTCCACCATTCCATATGTTTACCTCCTTTCTTTACCTTATGTCTATATTATATCCTATCTTGTTTATTTTGTCAACTGTTATAATTAACTTTTTTTGTTTTTTTGATATAATTATAGAATACTAGAAAGGAGGATTTATATGTATTGTCTTTTTTATGCGAAGGAAGAAAGAAGTGGCGGACAATCTAAACCAGTACAACGTCCAGATAATCCACCACCTCCACCTATTGTAGTTACTCCCTCTCCATCGAAGTAGGGATTTTTTTAATATCAAATGATTTTGAGAAAAAGCCATCTGGGAAGTAATACTCTATAATCTCAATATTATGTGTTGCATCTATGTAAATACATTTATGTTGAAAGTGTTCTTCCCATCTTGTATCTTCTAGCCACTCGTCATATACAGGGTGGCTATTTACTTTTAAAATATAATTTTCATCATCCTTAAATGTAATCCCCTCAAACCTTCCTAATGCAATTCTATTTCCATCCCTAATCACTTCTATGAAGTGGTCTTGTCCATCCATAAGGTTGCTATCAATCAACGTTTTTTCTTGTACATATTCATAGCCAAAGCGTTTTAATGTAACCCAATCAATTAGCTTTTGAATCATGTGCTTTGCGTACAAGGCCCATATAGCCCCTACTAGGCAACCACTGAATAAAGAAATTATTGCATACACTATTACACTATTTATATTTACTGGTAAGTACTCTGTGTTATATCCACATAGATATAACACCCATAAAGTAGGAGCCATGGTGAATACACTATATAAAAAATAATCTAATACTTGTTCCATTGCAGTATGCTTTAACTGCACATATCCTAACCATTTGCTCACTTCTTTTGCAATGAATCCAGGTGCTAACATAATAATGACTTGTATGTAATGTTCCATGTTTTCTCCTTTCATATAATCGCTTCATTTGGTATCTGATAAAACACCAATATAGCAACTTCATATTATACTGGATACAAAAAATGACGTCCAGCTAATGACGTCATTTCTTGTTATGTTATATTTTATGAAAGTAGGTGCTTGTTAAACCTTTACACTACTATTATATCATTTCGATTTGCCAACTATGCCAACTCGTGCCAACTCTTCCTCAAATTTTTTTACAGCGATAGGATGTATTTTTTTTCTTAACCACTCACGGCTAACTCCTATCATACTAGCAATATCTCTCCAGTTCTCATGGAATAGATATCGTTGCCGTATTACGATAGCATAGGTTTGATCTGGCATACCGTCTAAAATATCGTTGATGGTTTCTAAAAACTCATACAGTTCTTTTTGTAAGGCGATTAATTCCAATCGTCTTTTTTCTATTCTATGAATCCTATCTGCAATATCTGTTGGCGTTCCACCATCGACATGACATGCTGAATAATCCGTGGCGCGTAATCCATCTATTTGCGCTTTCATCTGTTGTAGCTGCTTATACACATAATCAATGTCTCTATTTAAGTTTTTTATCTTTGTTAGCATTTCTTGTATGGTCAATGTATCACCTCACTTTCATATTTAATCACTAATGAAGTTCCCTTCCGCATCATACAGAACTCTGTAAGGGCAATCCTCGGTCTCTTCGTGGATCAATGGCACCGACATATTTATCAATGCACACTTTAGTTCACATGAGTTGTGGTCTTTCCGTTCGCACTTGATGCAATTCGCTTCAAATGCTTTTTGAGCTAACGTCCTAACCCATTCATCTTCTTCGCTTTCCTTGTCTTTTCGTGTGAATATATTAGACGGCACAACTTCGATAGTTTTATCACGTATTAACCGCAACATCTGTGCTCTTTGGTTATCATCTAAACTCTCCATGATTTCACCAAATAGCGTGTTAGCATGTGTGCTTATGGTGGATGCCCTTTGTTTTTGCGCTCCATCTAACTTTAAACTTTCACTGATATTTTTTGTTTCACTGGCCATAAGTGCCAGTATCAATAGATGGGTTTTGTTTTGCTTGTTTAAATATTTTAGCTTCATTCAATTAATCCCATACAATCGCTTGGCCATAATAATCGTATAATTCCCAATATTCGTATTCGTTTATATATGGTCTTAGCTTGACTAATAAATCCCACGCCTTATCCATTACCTCTTTGAATTTTTCATCATTCTTTCCTGGCCAATATGCCATCGTCAATGTAAGGTCGTTGAGTTCCTCTTTTGCTTGTTTAATTTCTTCTTCCGTCATGCTTATACTCCCGTACTTCCAAATCTGCCATGACCACGCTCTGTGCTTGATAGTAACTCTACCGCTTCAAATTCTATTTTTGGAATTGGCACAATTATTCCTTGTGCCACTCTATCCCATTTCTTGATGAACTCTGCACCATTTGTATTCTCGTACAATGCATGAATCGTTCCACGGTAATCACTGTCAATCACACCAGTACCATTTGCCATGCGTAGCCCTGTGTTTTTTCCAATGCTCGACCGTGGGAATAATAACAATACATGACCTTCAGGAATTTCCATAGCAATTCCTAAGTCAATTGCCGTTTGAGTCTTTTCTGGACCAATGCTAACCTCTTGGGCACTATAAAAGTCAAATCCCCCTGAGCCGTTGGTGGCATATGTCGGAATCTTTCCATTAGGGTGCGTTTTTTGAATTTTTACTTTCATTCTTGCTCCTTATTTACAAAATAACTCATTTTCAAAATTATCTAAAATGTATTTCATTTGATTGAATGCGTGCCATACTTTTATGGATTCTTCACATGCATCCAGTACTTCTACATGATATTGTTCTGCATCTGTGCATATACTATTTAGTATTCGTTGTAAGGATCCATATACCATCTTCGCACAATATAAATCTAACTCACATTCAACTTTTGGTTCAGTCTCGCATATAGTGGTACAAATTTTATACAGTACGTATGCCTTTGAATTATTTGTTGTATCTTGGAATCCACATTTTATAGCGTGGTTAAATGCTTGTATTGATACTAACAATGCATATTGATTTAATCGTTCTAACTTTAATTTATTTAGTTCCATCTTTTTCTTTCCATATAGTTCTGAATCATTCCATAAAATGTTAATAATGCCCAAACGACATTTCCCACAATAAGTGCCATTAGTGGAGAATATAACTCCATTTTCCCCAAATCCATAAACCCATATGCTTTTGATAGTAATAGGACAATTTGTAATAGTAGTAATCTCACCGTCATTTCTCAAGCTCCTTAACTAGCCACTCTAAATACTTCATGGCTTTTTTTGCATCTTGCACCGCATCATCTTTTTTGCCTAAGCGGTGTAGATACTTCATTGCGTTCCCTTTTAACCACCCTTGAAATTCTTCTGGTGTCATGGTTGCTCTGATTACATCTACAGATTCAATATCCAGTCCTCTTAATTTGTAGTGCTTTGGACTATTTACCATATCTTCCGCTTCTTGTAATTTCTTTGCTGGATAGCTTGCTAATGCTTCACCCATTCTTGATGTTTTCATTTCATTACTCCTTTTGCTGCTTTTCTTATTTTGTACTGTTCTTTATTGTATTGTGATTCTCCTATTTTTCTACATTCTGGTGAGCAGAATCTGCAACATCTATTGATTCCCAAAAACTCTGCTCCACATACATTACATGTGCATGGTGTGTTCTTCGCCTTCTTACGCTTAGGAGTATGATATGCCCGTTTTCTACTAGCTCCTTTCTCATCTTGTTTTTCTTCATTTTTGTAGGCACGCTCTTTTATTTCCGCTTCAGTCAGTTCCTTTGGCCACCCTACACCTTTTGCACACGATCTGCACCGCATCATCGTATAGTTAGGCGGTGTGAATGTCTTATTACATCCCTGGCATTTTCTTTGCATGCTCATTCTCCCTTACTCTTCGTAAAATTTCTTCATAGCTTTCAATGATTACGTCAGCCACAATTTTGGCTTCATCTTCTGTCATTTCTACATCGTTGAACAACTCACTGCAGTGTTTGTTCCATAAGTAGCTGAACATTGGCAAGTTCATGAATACCGCTCCTATCTTCTATTCCATGCTTTAATCAGTTGTAAATATTGTGGACTATCTTGGAATGATACAGTGACTCCACACAAATCACATACCACCATGTTATGCTTCATTCCTGCGCCTACTCCGACTACTGTGCGAACTCCCTTATTGTTGCAGAATGGGCAAGGTTTCAATCCGTCCTTATTTTTATCATTCATTGTGCCACCTACTGTACATCTTCAAATAACTGTTCTTGTGCCCTACGGCCTTTAATGAATAAAGCCGCTTCCTTTATCATTATTTCTGCAAGTATAACTTCTTTTCCATTCAGTGCAATCCATCCCGTTTCAAATTTCAATGTTGTTTGTTTCGTTCCTACCAATCCATTAGCTTTAATGTGGGAAGGAATACGCATGTTCTTACCCTGTACATTCGTTTCTAAATATTTGATACCAATTTGTTTTAAAATTACTGTTGTGCCATTAAATACTGGAATGTCTTTTGCATTTGTGGTATGACCATCAATGATTTTTTGAAGGTCGTTCCAGGCATTATAAAATGACTCACGTCCATCTTCTCGCACTGTCATTGAATATCCACATTTTCCACCCGTATCAATTTCTTTCACGTATTCGAATTTCTGTACTCCATCGAATACCGAGATTTTACGAATAATCATCTCATTTCTCCTTCCGTTTTTGGTAACTTTTACATGTATCACATTTATTGGCCAATACAACATGCATTCTACCTACCATAACATTATGAATATGGTGTGGGCATTCCATCGTAGTCCTTACGATGCCTTTTTCATTCATGCCGTAACTATGTATACATGTCTTAGCCTTTTTATGTTCTTTTTTTCGTCCCATTTGTCACTCCTTAGAATGGTATTTCCTCTCTACTTTCACTTGCAAATGAATCAAAGTTTCCATTTCCTTTTTTATTTACAAATGGTGCTACCATGACATTTGACGCTTGTACATGCCATGTGTAAACGGTTCTACCATTCTTTTCATATGATCCCGTGCGTAGCTCTCCAGTAACTAACACCGCATCACCTTTTACTAATGCCCCTAACTCTTCTGCTTGATTCCATGCATTGACTGGAATATAGGCTACTATTTGTTTTTCTTCTGAAATTCTTTTATTGGTGGCCACCACAAATGACGCCACTGGTTTTCCCGTTGTTGTATATCGCAATTCAGCACTTTTTACCAAATGCCCTGCGATCGTTACTTGGTTTACGTTTTCCATCTGTTCCTCCTGGGGTCAAGTTTAATTAATCGATAGAACCTATACGGGTATCCCTCTAGGTTTACCCCTTCCACTAGGCTATCCTTATCTAAGTAATATCCATCTGGCACATGAATGTCATCACGCCACCGATTTGATACCAATGTTTTGGTACTCTCCTTTGGCTTTTCTAAATTGGTACTTGCATACCATCTCCGTTTAAATACCTCCAGCTTTTCAGGATTCTCTGTTTTCGTTTCCTTTAACAAATACGCTGCCAAAGCTGTGGCATCTTCTGCCTTGCCATGATATACTCTCATGTCGACATATCCATGTGACCATAAGACCTCTATCATTTCTGTTGTGATTGGAAATGCATTGTTGATGAGCATGTGAAAGTGTACCCTGTTCACGCCTTCCACTACGTAGATATATTTTAGATTGGCACCATTCTTCTTATACAACCTCTGCATGCGCTTTATCATATTCTGCATATAGTGCTTTGCATCTTCAAATGTCACCTTTTCTTTAAATGTAAATGTCAAATACCAGTCCATTGGTACGAAATTTGTATCTATCAAAGCGCATAATTTTACCTCTGCCCGTTTGGCATTATATTTTTTTATTGCCTCTGGGCTTACATTTTCTTTTTTTCTTCTACCCTTTCCCTTAACGTAGGATCTACCCGTAAGATAATCCCATGTGAACTGCATATTTCTTGTTTTGATTATCTTTCTTTTACGCATAGTATTCCTTCATGTCTGACTTAATAATATATACTATCAAGTTATAAATAATGGCTTAAGACCAGTATTTATAGCTATTTTTGCAAACATATGGTATACTATAAGTGAATAATTTTGTATGACCATATGTCTACAAACCGATAGAGCACATACATGTGCTCTATTTTTTTATTTTAATTATCGCTTGCAAGATTTTTTGTATTTTTTTTGCATCGCTCCCATGTGCTCTGGTGTGATGACATTCCCAACATAGGCAGCATAAATTGTCTAAATCGTTTGTTCCACCAGCTGACCTTGGCACAATATGGTGAATCTCGTGGTATGGTTTCATGCATAATATACACCTATCATCATCTCTTTCACGCACTTGTTTTCGCATGCGATTTAATTCTTTTTCATACTCTTTCCTCTTTTTTCCTTGCTTCCTTAGCGGCGTGTACCTCTTTAATGGTGTTCGTGCCCTCAATCCTTTTCTTGGTCTCATTCCCTTTATTTCACCTCATTCCATTCTCGTCCCAATTGTGCTTCTACAATACGTAACTCCAGTTTACGTACATTGATCGCTTCCTGGGCGTTAATATATAGCACTTTGGCAATATCTCGTTCTTTCCGTAATTCACTGATAATATGGTCCCCCAGCACGATATCATTAATGACTGATACCGGAGTTTTTTTATCTCGCTCACATAATACTAATTTTCCTTTGGCCACCTTGTAGGAGGCTTCTTTTTCTGCCAAGTCCATTCCTCTTTTCTTGGCAATTCGTAGGGCTTGGTTCATCCCTCTACGTAATTCATGTAATTCAATGAGTAAATCGTTCATTGCTTAGGCATCCGAATTTTAATAACCTGTCCAGCATTTAATGTATCTTGGATTTTATTCTCTTTTTTGATTTGATAGATTACCTGTTGTGCATTCACCGATTCCCCCATCAAATCTTTCACAATAGACCACAATGTGTCACCTTCTTCTACCTGGTACATAATGGTAATCGTTTCCTTCTGTGTTTCTACAGGAGTGCTTTCACTAAATACTTGTACAGCTCCCATAATCAACACCAGGAAGATTACAATAGCTCCGATGATTCTACCCCATCGTGGTTTAAAATTATTATTTTTCATTTTTGTTCCCACCTTCTTTATATGTGCAGTGTGTACTGCCCCTGGATGTGTATCTGTATCTGCAATGTTCACAGTGCTCCATGCAGATTGTTCCTTGATGCATAGCACATCGTACATATGCCCTTGTTCTTTTATCCTTTTCATCGCAAATCTTACATATCGTTTTCATTGCATTCTGATACTCTTGAGATATGCTTCAAATGCATCTACTCTGACCAGTTTTGCCCTTTCATTGATCGTAATGATATACTCACTCCAAGGTTTGTTTTTTTCCATGGCATTAATTAACTCCGATGTCTTTGTTCTTCCTAAATCAAATAGTGTCGCAACATTACCGACCCTGGCATATTGTTGTTGTAACGGTTTAACCTCAATTACTTCTACTTTCATAATTACAATCCCCCTCTTATTGCTATTTCAGATTTAGCTTCTCTAAGATATGTATTTTCTATCTTTTTGATGAGTTTATTGTATTCACTTATCATTTCATTACTACAAGTCATCTTTTTACAATTGTCCAAAAGTTTCAGAACCTCTATTAAATTCTTTTGATTTTCTATCATGCAATAAAATGAAACACTTACTGGCTTCTGATTGCACGACTGGTCTTCCCTACTTCTTTCTTTTGTCTCGCAATCCATATTTCCACCTCCTTTTCCATTCTGTGCTATAATCACCTTGAAAGGGGTGATTATATGATTCCTTACAATCAACTAACTGCTATTGATGTGAATATTCTGAAATACTTACTAGCCAATCGACATCGTAAAATTCATTTTCACGAAGTATTAGAAGAGTTCAACTCTTTTAAATCTATTGAATTTAGAATTACTTTGTTTTCTACTCCTGATCGCAAATCATATCCATATGTATCTACTCCTATTTCCATTACTTCTTATATTCGTTTTGAATATGAAACTATTAGAAGTGAAGAAGGTTTTTCCAAAAGCTGCCGAACTCCATTTATTTCTATTACTGAGCTCGGAATCAAAGCTATTGAAGATTATGATTTTGATTATGCTGAACGCCGTAAAATGCGTATAGAAGATAGAATACTTAGAATTGTCCCGATTGGTATTTCTCTAGTAGCTTTATTCTTTTCTGCCTATGCTTTATTTCGTTGATACCATTGCTAGAATGATTAGGCTGATAACTAGGCAAATCATACTTGCTCCAAAGGATATCCCTAATAAGATGTTGTCTATCTTGTCTGTAATATCTTGTATCAATGACTTTCTAAAATTTTTGTCATTTAAATACATCTAACCACCTCCTAATTACTGTGTCTCCATTCTAGTGGCTTTTTCTAAATGTATAGAATAAAGGCAAGGCTAATACTAAGTGCGAAACAACAGCAAGTGATAATAATCCATAAAATACTAAGTCACTATTAGGGGTATTAAAAAATGCTAAAGCATATCCCAATATTGTGACCACAATTTGGTTTGCTATCATGTATAAATCTTTTTGTGTAATGGGTCTCTCTTGTAGAGGCTCTTTTTCTGTATCCATCTTCCCACCTCCTTTTTCCTTTTGTGCTATAATCACCTTGAAAGGGGGTGATTATATGAAGTACTCAACTGCTATTTATAAAATTCTTATGTCCATTGATGTTGCATTTGAAAATAATATTCCACCTAATGAAACATTTGACTTGGAAAGAATTGGAATATCTTATAAACGACTCTGCATTATTTTAAAAAGCCTTTACGAATCTGGTTACGTGGATGGCATTTCATTTATATCTTGTGCGAGAAATGAAATCCCTGACTTTAAATTATGCGGATGTCATTTAACTATGGACGGTATGTTATACCTAGAGAATAATTCCACAATGAAACAAGCCTATAGAGTTCTGAAGGAAGCCAAAGATTGGATCCCTGGCTTTTAAGACATCCTATATCTATATTTGATTTCAATCTGAATTAGCTCTAATAGTGTTTTTGCATCTACTTGCGAAAGCCCTACTTTATTCCGTTCTAAATCATCAACAAAATTTAGGGATATCTGTTGTAATTCAATATATTTTTGTTTTTCACTTTTAGTAATGGGCCTCTCTTGTAGGGGCTCTTTTTCTTTATCCATTTGTCATCTCCTTATTAGAATTGCTTTTTACTTTTTCTTGCAATTCAAGCAACTCTTTCATCTTCTTAATCGCTTCATCTAATTCAGTAGTATCCACTGAAAAAGTAATGCTTAATTTAGCTTCTTTCTGTAACATGTTGTATTCCTCCTTACATCTCACAAAGTCTTGCATCGGGATCAAAGTCACCTAATTCATAATATGCCCTAGCTTTAGCGAATTTTACTTCGCCCATTTCAAAATATCTGTGGTTTCTCGTTTTTCCATGCTTTCTGTACAACTCTATTGCATCATCGATTGCCTTAATGTGTAAGGCTTCTAGGTATTCGTTTTGTTCTTCTGTTAGCCCTGGCAGCATATTTCTACTCCTTATCAAATCTCAAAAACTCAAAAGTTGCATCCATTGAATACTCAGAAGCTTTCTCACTTAAATCGCTTGCATCACTTCCCGATAAGAATCTAAACCAATTTGCCGCATAATATTTTTTCTCGAACTCAACTAATTCTCTTAAATTATTTTGAACATACTTATAACGCTCAAAATGCTTAATCGCCTCTTCTAACTGTTTTTCATAGTGTTCTTCTAAATATTCTCGCTGCTCTTTTGTTAATGTTCTTACGAAGTCTTGATTTATCATCATGTTTACCCCCCCCTTATAACAACTCATCAATGGTGCAATGCAGGTAATTTGCTACTGCCTTTACGTTGCTAACTTTGGGGGCCGAGGTTCTCCAGTGGGATATGCTACCTACTGAAAGTTTGGTAGCTCGCTCAAGTTTGGCGATGCTGATGCCTTTCATCTTGCACTTCTTCTTAATATTTTCATATAAACACATTCCTCGCTCCTCTCCTTTCGCTGAAAATATTCATTGACTTATAAGCACATACAAGCCTATAATCAAATTAAATAGGTTTTGCGACCACCTTTATAGCCCATATAGGGGACTGAAACATGACCAAGTCAATTACTTTACTCATTTTCTCTACCTTTATAACTATCCCCCCATTGCGAGGACTGAAACTCATATAGATTCTTATCTGTGATGGCGTGTATCTCATCTTTAGAACAATCTCCCCACTATGGGGACTGAAACACTGTATGAGTAGTAGTAGCATCACCAATGGTATCCTTTAGAATTACTTCCCCATTGCGGGGACTGAAACCCTTGTACATTTAATCCATCAAGGCTATTCGATTCCTTTAGAATTACTCCCCATTGCGGGGACTGAAACTTAAGAGTTTTTTTGCCCTGTATAACTGCTTTCCTTTAGAACTGTCCCCCCATTGCGGGGACTGAAACACTGTCATCATCAAGTCACCACCGTATTTGTTTAAAACACCCATATTCATCACCTCACTTCCTCTTTTTATTAATGTAACTTTTAAAGTTACCTAACGACCAAAAAAAACATCCATAGGGTCTTTGATTTTTAGTAAATCAATCATTTTGTTAATCTCATCAGAGCCGAACACCCCTTTTTTTACCTTAGAGTAAAATGTTTTAGGAGCCATGCCCAACTCTTTAGCAACTACTTGTTGCGTCATACCACGTTCGATTATAATCGCTCGCAGTTTGTTAGCATTTACCATATTTTCTCCTTTCCATATAAGTAACTTTTTAGGTTACTTATATAATAAAGTACATAGTGTAACTTGTCAAGTTATATTTGTAACTTTTTATTAAAATTTCATCTTTTTAAGTTACTTTTTTGTTGCTTTATAAGTTATTTTTGTTATATAATAATCTTTGAAAGGGGGTCGGTTATTATGGTTCGACCTAATATTGGTGAAAAATTAAAAGAACTTCGATTAAAAAGCAGATACACATTAGATGAAGTTGGCAAACTAATTGGGGTTTCAAAACAAACCTTATATAAATATGAAAATAATATAGTTAGCAATATTCCATCAGATAAAATAGAAGCATTAGCAAATCTATATAGAGTTAGTCCTGCATTAATTATGGGTTGGGATGAACCAACTCCAGAATATTACATCGACCCAGCGGTCAATGCCAAAGCAGAATATGCACGTGCTCAAGAGGGCATATTGTTAGATGCTGCAAAGGATTTAAGCGATGAAGATTTAGATTATGTGGTTGATTTAGTGAAACGATTAAGGGGGAAATAATCATTTATAACATAACGATCATATACCACGAATTACCGCAGTCAGTGAATGCGACCCTGTGCACTAGCGACGACACAGATTGCTACACAATATTGGTGAATAAGAATAAACCTATCGAGGTGCTACGGGAAAGCGTGGCACATGAGATATGCCACATTGCAGAAGGACACTTCACATCAGAGCAACATGCCAGTGTGATTGAGGCACTACTGCACGGCAACGAAACAGGGTTCAATGAAGAGGAAATAAACTTCTTTTACCATTATGTTGACTAAAGCAATCCCTCTCGATTTTGTTGACCTTAACAAATTCGACATCCAACTATTTTAGAAATAAAAAATCCCCCACTCCAATGGAATGGGGACATAATACACGCAATATGAATGTGCACCACAACCACAAATTGATCTTTGATAATTTTATAATGCTAGCACTTGCCCTTTCATGTTACAATAATAGTATATTAGTTAAGAAAGGAGCGCTCTTTATGTTTCAAAAAATATTACCAATGTTTGAACGCACTATACAAGATGTAGATAGAAAACAAGCTGAAATAAAGCTGCGTTCTGATGCCATTTCAAAGGAGGTACAGGCATGGGGGAAAAGAAAAACAACTCCAAACCTAATCGGACAGTCAAGGAAGACACCAAAGATTTAGCTTTAATTGATTTTTTATATTTAGATACAAACAAATTAAATTCTTTCATATCTCAGATAAACAATGGGACCCTGCAGAGTGTTAGCACAAAAAGTAGCACTATGCAGGGTTCTAATAATTCTTACGGAGGAAATGCAGGCCTCCCTACAGTTGCACAGGCTTCCGCATCCCGTGCCACATCCACTACTAATGTTGATGAGAAGGTGATTAGCTACAATCCTTACCACAGTCAGTTTGTAGAGATTCTGAATGATTTACTTCCCTATATACAAGAGTTCGATTCCTCTAATGATTACGACCACACCCTCTGCTTTTTTGAAGGAGCCATCCAAATCCGCAGTGCGGTAATAACTGATAGGATACTTCGTGCAAATCTAAAACACAAAAAAGCGATTAATGGCAAATGGGGTAACGAAGAAGAGCGTAATATTAAATGTATGCTAGATTTTAACTTATGCATTGGCGAGGATATTACCTTTAATATACTATCTAACAACAACTTAGTCGCATCTGGTACTATGGATGAATCGTTTTTATTTTCTCCTATCACGCAAATAGTACGAGGATACGCAGGTAATCTTCCAGGTGATTGGCATATAGTAGGTATCTTTGATACATGGAATCCACAAGAAATTGATACGAATGCTCCGCCTAAGTTCGAAGATTTTACACATTATTTATATAATATCAACAATACTTACACCCGCATTTCTGATTGTAAGGTAATCCCCATCGCAATCTATAAACCAATTAAATTCTAGATGATTCGTTTGTACGCTGAACCACTGCAACCATAATCACCCAAAATAAGGAGGTAGATACTATGTGGATTGAAGAACGTAAGGGGAAAAATGGCGACATTGCCTACGCCTATATTGAACGGTATACGTGCCCTTTATCTAGTAAAAAGAAAAAAGTCTCTGTCGTCTATGGAAATAAATCACGTCTAACGCAGAAACAAGCACTCATCCATTTGCAAGAGCGTATTGATGAAATTATGTCTGGCTATTCTAATTCCGTTACTTTCATGGAATTATTAGATAGCTATATCGAATATCATAGCAATTTCGTAAAGGTGTCTACTCGTAGAAACTTACATCACGCCCGTGCTGGATTATTGGCAACGATTCCAGGTGATACACTGTACCAAAATATCACGCCCTCTATGGTGCAACATGCCTTGAATGTCTATTATGAAACACATGCGTATAGCACAACGAAACAATTACTGAATCTATTTCGCTCTGCTCTACGGTATAACTTCCGATTAGGTACCATCAAGGACATTAGCATTATTGAACGGATAGAATTGAAACGGAAACCGATTTCTATCGATGACATTGATCGTGCTAAGGATAAGTTCCTGGAACCAGAAGAATTGAAAGAAGTTATTTCCCTTTTGGAAATATCTAATCCTGTCGTCGCTAAATTATGTGAGTTCCAATCTCTCACTGGCTTGCGGTTCGGTGAAATGGTCGCCCTAAGAGATTGTGATTACGATAAAGACAATCACCGCATCCATGTGAATGGCACTCTTTGTGTTGACCATGGTACTACCTCGGAATATTCTCGTACGACCCCTAAGAATGTTTATTCCATTCGCTATGTGGATTTAGATTCTCGTTCAGAATCGATTTTAGAATCTTTCATGTTGGCCAATAAGGTGCGCCAATTATGGAAGCACCAAGAGAAACATAATGATTACATTTTTACTACGGAAGGTGGCTACCCTTTTGACCATCATTTTGTGAATAAGGTTTTGAAGAAGTTAAACTATCATAAGCATTTAAGTACGCATATATTCCGACATACACATATTAGCTTATTAGCGTCTGCCAATGTTCCACTAAAAGCAGCGATGGCACGTGTTGGCCATAATGATCCTACTACAACCCTAAGTGTATATACCCACGTGACCAATGCTATGAATAAAGAGGCTGTGAATGCTATGGAATTGGTGGCGAAAAAATTAGTGAAATAG